GCAATTAGTGGTATTAGTGCAGCAGCAGTAGATGGTGTTATTGAAATTTACTCAACAGGCGTAGACATTGTACTTGCTAACGGCTCAGGAACAATTCTTACAGCAGGCGGACTTACAGCGGCAACATACGAAGCTCCAAAGCTTACTATTGCACCGCATACAAGTGTACCACAGTATAAGAGCACTGATACAGAACCAGCACCAACAGGCAGTATTTGGATTAAGACAACTACTCCAAACGGTGGTGCTAACTATAAAGTTAAAAAGTATGCAACTGCTACACAGCTTTGGTCTACAATGATTTCTCCAGTTTATTCCACAGGACAAGCAGCAATATTTGCACTTGATAAAACTGGTGGCGGCAAGAACCTTTCTTTAGGTGATGTTTATGTAAACACTAACGTTGAAGAAGTTACACCAATTATTGCTAACTCTAAGCTTTATGTTAGAGCAGCAACAGCAGCAACAAAAATTGTTGGTTCAATAATTACAACTCAGTTGACAGCAGCTACTAGAACGTTTACTTTGCAAGAGTCAAAGACAGCTACACTAGCGTTAGATACTGCAAAAACTATTTCAGTAACTACAACAGGCGCTTCGAGTGATGCAGATGTAGTAGCGGCGCAGATTAATGCGGCAGGCTTTACAAACGTTACAGCAATTGTTGATGCCAGTAACAAAGTTCAAATTTCCCACAAAACAGGTGGTGAGATTCGTATTAAAGACACAGGTAGCTTGCTTGCATTAGCTGGCTTTGGTGCTTATAACTTTGCAACAGGCGCAGGAACAGCTCACTTGTACACAGCACCAACAGGTGATAGTAATAGTGATTGGGTTGCTTCAAACTGGAAAGAGCTAACTTATACAGCATCAAACACTGGACCAACTAGCTTAACTGAAAACGGTACATTATGGTACAGCTCAGTAGTAGACGAAGTGGATCTTATGATCCACAATGGTACTACTTGGGTAGGATACCACAACTACACATCAGCATATGCAAACTGCGACCCACTAGGTCCTATTGTTGCAGCCGCTGAGCCAACTGTACAGTCAGACTTAACTGCACTAGTAGATGGTGATCTTTGGATTAGCACAGCAGACGTTGAAAACTATCCAGGCATTTATAGATTTAACGGTGTAACATCTAAGTTTGTACTACTTGATAAAGCAGACCAAACTACAGAAAATGGTGTACTATTTGCAGACGCAAGACAAGGTGCAACAGGTGGTTCAACATTAGCTGCTCCGTCAAGCACAATTACTGCTTTGCTTACAAGTGACTTCTTAGACCCAGATGCTCCAGATCCAGCACTATACCCACAAGGTATGTTGCTTTGGAACTTACGCAGAAGCGGATTTAACGTTAAGAAATTTGTAAAACAGAGCGTTAATGTTAACTTGCTTAATGGCAGAATGTCAGATGCATCAATGGCAGCTTACTACCCACATCGTTGGGTTACTGATTCAGGCAATGCAGAAGACGGTTCAGGAACATTTGGACGTCATGCACAGCGTAAGTCAGTTGTACAATCATTGCAAGCACTTGTTAATAGCAACCAAGACATTCGTGACGAAGAGTCACGTCAGTTTAACTTAATGGCGTGTCCAGGTTATCCAGAACTAATTGGTGAAATGATTACACTTAACACTGACAGACGCTTAACAGCATTTGTTGTAGGTGACACACCAGCAAGACTAACACCAGATGCAACTTCACTTAATGAGTGGGCTACAAACACTAAGCTTGCACTAGAAGATAATGATAACGGTGCAGTAAGCTACGATGAGTACATGGGTATGTATTATCCATGGGGTTTCACTAGTGATAACAGTGGTAACAATATTGTTGTTCCACCAAGTCATATGGCACTACGTACAATAGTACTAAACGACCAAGTTGCTTTCCCCTGGTTTGCTCCAGCAGGAACACGACGCGGTGGTGTAAGTAATGCTACAAGTTCAGGTTACATTACTAGTGAAGGTGAATTTAAATCAGTTGCACTAAACACTGGACAGCGTGATACACTTTATACAAATAAAATTAACCCAATTACGTTCTTAAGCGGCGCTGGATTAGTAGTATTTGGACAAAAAACTCGTGCAAGAAACGCAAGTGCATTGGATAGAGTTAACGTAGCACGTCTAGTTGTTTACTTACGTGGACAGTTAGAACTATTAGCGAAGCCTTACTTGTTTGAGCCAAATGATAAGATCACACGTGATCAGATTAAAGCGGCAGCAGATCAATTAATGTTAGAGTTAGTAAGCTTACGAGCACTATATGACTTTGTTGCAGTGTGTGACGAAAGTAACAACACACCAGCAAGAATTGATAGAAACGAGTTATACTTAGATATAGCTATTGAGCCAGTCAAAGCAATTGAATTTATTTACATACCGCTAAGACTTAAGAACACAGGCGAAATTGCAGCACTAGGTTAATATACGCAGTTAATGAGGGGTTGAAAAATACCCCTCATAAACGTATAAATAATAGTAACAGGAGAATAGACAGATGCCAATCACAACTTTACAAAACATTTCGATACCAACGGAAGGTGCAAATAGTAACTCATCATTATTGATGCCTAAGTTACAATATCGCTTCAGGGTATTTTTAGACAACTTCGGCACAACTGGCGGACCAGATGGTGTTAGAGAAATTTCAAGACAAGTACAAGATGTTACACGCCCAAACGTTACGTTTGAGCAAATGACAATTGACTCGTATAACTCAAGAGCATACCTTGCAGGTAAGCACACTTGGGAACCAGTTACAATCACATTGCGTGAAGATGCTAACAACAACGTACAAAAAATTGTTGGACAACAGTTACAAAGACAGTTTGACTTCTTTGAACAGTCCAGTGCAGTTTCAAGTGGCAGTTACAAATTCCAAACTAGAATTGAAATTCTAGATGGTGGCAACGGTGCTAATGGCGCTAACGTAATTGATAGATTCCACTTAGTAGGTTGCTACATTGAATCAGCAAACTATAATACATTAGCATATGCAACTAACGAAGCAGTTACTACGTCATTAACTATTCGTTATGACAATGCTATCCAGTTTGGTGCAGATGAAGATGTTAACGGCATTGGTGAAACAACTAGCAGAACTAATGCTGCATCACCAGGCGGAACACAAATTTAAGTTAACGCTTAACTGATTGGCTTATTAACAGCGAGGGTAGCTTAATTGTTACTCTCGCTTTTTTATCTATGTACTTAACTCTATAGGATAAATATTAGTATGAGCTTACAAGATCCATACCTAATTAATACTGACATGGATGTGCATTTAAGAGATGCACGACATGCACACCAGTTGTATACCCAACACAACTTTGCGTTAGCACCTAAAACGAAATTTCTATTTCATGTAGTGTTTGATCTCTATGATGAAGTAGGAGATCAAACAAAGAGTAATACTGCAAAGTTTAGAAAAGAAATTGGCGTATTAGCTAAATCAGCATCACTACCAAACTATCGAGTATCTGTTGAAAACAAACAACAATACAATCGTAAGAAAAATATACAAACTAGAATAGATTACAGTGATTGTACACTTACTTTTCATGATGATAACTTAGGACTTACTAGAGGGTTATTAGAAGACTATTACAAATATTATTTTGTAGATGGCAATCATTCAGACGAATCAGGAGTAAGCTCCGGAGCTCCAGCATATCAAGCACGTGACAAGTATAAATCCGCTGTACCAAGTTACGGTTTAAATAACGGAAAAACTAATCCTTTCTTTAAATCTATTAGAATTTATCAATTAGCTAGACGAGAGTGGTTTGCATATACATTAGTTAATCCATTAGTATCAGCATTTGATCACGGAGATGTTGATGCTACAACTGGCGGAGATTTTAATTCAAATACTATGACTGTTGCGTATGAGAGCGTTATTTACTCTAATGGCAAAGTTAAAGGTGCAGCTAAACCTACTGGATTTACTGACGAAGAAACAGCATACGATAATCATCCAAGTGCATTAACGTATAATGATCCTGCAATGGAATACAAATACGGTGCTGCTGATCCTGTATTACTTGGTAACCGTCAACGAAATCGATTTAATCCTGTACAACCTAGATCTAGTAATAATAACTCTAAAAGAGATAGTATATTTGGTAATATTTTAGGTGGTAACATTTTAGGCGCAGGATTAAGAGATTTAAATAATTCAAACACGCCGGGCGGACTACGTGGCGTTAACATACCAAGGTCTAACTCAACTACTTCATCTCAGTTAGTATCAGGCCAAGGACGAGTATTAGATGGCGACACTATAGTAAATGGATTATCAAACAATCCTTCTGCTAAAGCAAGCTTCGTTGCTAGAGCATTAAATAGCAATGCACAGCAAGGCGAATCATTAGCATCATACAACTCAGCATCTGCTACTAAGCAAGCAGCAATTGAAACAAGTTTAATTAATAAAGCAGCAAGCGGCGACAGAAAACTAGCAGGTCAAGCTACTGATGCAATAGACGCATTTAAAGGAAGAATAATATAATGGCAAGTTCAGATAAAGCAACCAGTGCAGGCGCATTCAATAAAAATGATTCCGAATCAACCAAAAAATATTTTAATAATTATTATGATGCCGAGCTTAATTTTACTCCTAGTGAAGTTGATGCAGTAATTGGTTATTTTCTTAAAAGAGGATTCGACCAAGTTGCAGCAGTTAATACTGCTAGTGTACTATTACAGCAAGCAGACTATGACGAAGTACCAGTATTCCAATTAATTGATACTCTTAAAGGAACTACAGATGTACAATTAAGTAATATTGTAGCACAAATCTTAAACCTAAATAGAAGTAAGACTAGCATGTTAGGATTTAAAGCAACTTATACAAGTGAGTTATTTGATCAGCGTAATGTAATAAACTAACATGGGACATTATGCTCAAGGTAAGTTTAATCCAAAAAACCCTGGTAAATATGCTGGAACAAAAACTCCAACATATCGAAGTGGTTGGGAATTTACCTTTATGAAATTTTGTGATGAGCATGCTGCTATATCACAATGGGCTAGTGAAGCAGTACGCATACCTTATAGAAACCCCTTATCGGGTAAACAAACAATTTATGTGCCTGATTTTTTTATTGTGTAT